GAAGACGAAGTAGAGGTAGAAGAACGCAAAACCTTTAGGGTAAAAGCTAATGGTGAAGAAAAAGATGTCACACTGGACGAATTGGTCAGTGGCTATCAAAAAGGCGAAGACTATACCAAGAAAAGTCAAGCATTAGCAGACCAGCGTAAAGCTGTGGAAGCTGAAGCTCATGCAGTTAACGAAGCTATGCAGATGAGGGAGCAATACGCTCAAAGATTAAGTCAAGTTCAAGCATTATTGCAGCAAGAGGGTGATGATGGTGTGGATATGGCAGAACTAAAGGAAAACGACCCAATACAATATGCTATTAAGGTAGCAGAGAAAACAGAAAACAATAAAAAGTTGCAGTTATTGCAACAGGAGCAGAATAATCTAGCACAAGCACAGCAACAACAAGTTGCACAGCATCAAGCTAAGTTAGTTGCCCATGAAGCAAATATGTTGACTGAAAAAGTAAAGGAATTTTCTGACCCAAAGAAAGCTGAACAACTCAAAGGTGAGATTCGGAATTTTGGAAAGAGTATCGGTTTTACAGATGACGAATTAGCACAAGTATATGACCACAGGCACGTTATGGTAATGCAAAAAGCAATGGAATATGATAAGTTGCAGAAAGCAAAGCCAGGTGTTACTAAAAAATTAGTTAAAGCACCAAAGATGGCCAAGAAAGGTAATAAAGTTGCTAACGTTGATGTATATACCAAACAGAAAAAAAGATTGAAGTCATCTGGCAGCATTGAAGATGCTACTTCGGTATTTACAAACTTTATTTAAAATGAGGAAACAAAATGGCAACATATAAAACATACGATACAGTTGGTATTCGTGAAGACTTACAAGATGCAATTTATGACATCTCTCCAACAACAACTCCATTCATGTCAACTATTGGCAGAACTAAAGCTAAAAACACATACCATGAATGGCAAACAGACAGCTTGGCTGATGTAGATTTAGACAACGCACAAGTTGAGGGTCAAGATGCTACTTCAGCAACACTGACACCAACAACTCGTGTGGGTAACAGAACTCAGATTTCTGAAAAAGTTATCCAAATATCAACTACAGATGACGTAGTAGATAAAGCAGGTCGTTCTACAGAAACAGCGTATCAACTAGCTAAAGCTTCTGCTGAAATCAAACGAGACATGGAATCAATCCTACTCTCAAACCAAGAATCAGACCCAGGTTCAACATCAGCACCTCGTAAACTAGGTGGCTTACAAACATGGCTAAACACTAACTATGTTGGTGCAGGTACAGCAGGAGGATTTACAAAAGATGCAGGTACAACTGCTCGTACAGATGGTTCAGCTGCAGCTTTTACAGAAGACATGGTAAAAGAAGCAGTTAAATCAGCATATGAAAATGGTGGAACTCCAACAATGTTATTAGTGTCACCGACACAAAAACAAGTTGTTTCAACATTTGCTGGTATTGCTGGACAGCGTTATCAAGCTCCTAAATCATCACCAACAACAATCATTGGCTCTGCTGATGTGTACTTGTCAGACTTTGGCACACTACAAGTTGTTCCTGATAGATTTATTCCAGAGCAAGACAATGGTGCTGACACAGCATTTGTACTAGATTCTTCAATGGCTAATGTAGCTTATCTACGTCCATTCAAGAAAACTAAACTAGCAAAAATGGGTGATTCAGATAAACACCTAATGAACGTTGAGTACACACTCGTTGTTAAAAACGAAAAAGCTCACGCAATCATTGCTGACTTAGCTAAGTAATATGGTTACTGCCCCTTCGGGGGCATTACCTTTATAGGAGTGATATGAAAAAATTTAAAGACCCAAATAACAACAAAGTAACAAGCGTTGGACTTAACGATAAGGATGAAATAACTATTGAGCAGTCACAAGATGTCTCTGCTTTAATAGAACAAAACAAAAAAGATTACAACAATGCAGATAGTAAATGGTCAGATAAATTGTTTGGCAATAGAGTAGCCAGCATACCATTTACTGCAATAGACAAGTTAAACAAACAGGGAATTATGCAAGGCTTTGAAGTAAGAGACCAAAAGAGATTCTTTGCTTGGTTAAATGACCCTGATAACTTATATTTTAGAACAAAAGCAGGAAAATTATAAATGCCAGCCTTTACATCGTATGACAACTTAAAAACCAACATAGCTGATTATTTAGCCAGAGGTGACCTAAATGATAAGATACCTATGTTTGTAGCGTTAGCAGAGAAAAGACTTAACAGAGATTTAAGACTTAGACAGACATTGCAACAGTCTACTTATACCCTAGACTCTGGTTTTCAAGTACCAACTCCATCAGATTTCTTGGAGATGAAAGATATTCATATAGATGCAAATCCTATTGTTAATTTAAACTTTAAGACTGTATCTCAGTTTTACAGATTAGATAATGTTAGTGGAAGTGGCAATCCTATTAATTACACGTTAGTAAGTAATAACTTTGTGTTAGCTCCTAGACCAACAGGAAGCTCTGTTATAAATATGACATACTACAAGATACCAAAGGTATTGTCAGACACTAACTCTTCTAACGAGTATTTAGATGTATGCCCAGACTTGCTATTGTACGCATCATTAGTAGAATCAGCACCATTCTTAATGAATGACGAGAGACTGACTACATGGGAAGCATTATACACAAGAGGATTAACAAGCATAACCAAATCAGACGAGCAATCAGAATTCCCAGCTCAACCACTAGCAGTACAAATCACAACTTAACAGGAACTTATAAAAATGGACTTTTCAAATTATTTAGCTAACGCTTTAATTAACACCACAACAAGGCAGGTAGTATTTACTCCACCTACTAAGGTGTGGGTTTCTTTATACACAACAGACCCAACTAAAGACGATACAGGTAGGGAGGTAGAGGGTGCAACATACACTAGGTTTCAAGTAAATCTATCACAACCTTTTGATGGTGTATCTACTAACGAAAACCTAATGCAATGGAATACAGCCACAACAGATTGGGGTGTTATTACTCACATGGCTATTCATGATGCAGAGAATGATGGTAATATGCTGTATTACACACCATTAGATGTACCAAAGAACATAGAGATTGGCGACCAATTTCAGATTACAGTTGGTAATTTAAAACTAACCTTATCATAGGACAAAACAATGGCAGTTGCATTTAAAGATAGAGTAAAGACAGGATGTACCAGCTTTGGCAAAACCAACATTGTTTTTGGTGATGTAAGAGCTGGATTTCAGGGTTGGAATGGTGTCCCAAATGGAGATATTGCTTATTATTGTTTAACACAGAGTAATGAATGGGAAGTAGGTTACGGCACTAAATCTAACACAGGACTAACAAGAAACGTATTAGATTCTAGTGATTCTGGAGAAAAGCTTTCGCTATCAGGTGATTCAGATGTATTTCTGACTTACCCTGCTGATACTGCTGTAGCAAAAGATGTCTATGGTAACTTGCTTATAGATGGTTCAATGACAGCTAAAGCCTATTTTGGTGATGCTAGTACATTAGATAACTTACCAACGCTAGAAACATTAGGCTTAAAAAATCACGATAAAATTACTGTAACAAACACAGGAGAGGTACTTGCACCATCATTTAGTGGTGATGGTAGTCAATTAACAAACGTAAAGATTAACCTTAAAGACAATGGGTTAGAGAATCATGACCAGATTACAGTAGATAACTCTGGTAAGGTATCTGTTAATCACTTACAAGCAAACACCATAGGTCAGGGTAATGAGTGGACAACACAAGGGTTAGATTCAGAGATTGTATTAGCACAGTATGGTGCATCCAAGATGTCTGTAGACAGTAGTGGTCAAGTGAATGCAAGAACTTATGTAGGTGATGGTACACAATTAGATGGTCTAGTAGAAGAAGCACCAGAGGATGGTAAGCAGTACGCAAGGCAAGACAAAGCTTGGGAAGAAGTAGGTAGTTCTTATTTGGTTGCAGATGATTGTATATATCTAAACAAACAAGAAATTATAAATGACTATGTAATGCCTGTAGGTTTTAATGGCATGACAGCAGGACCTATATTACAAAAAGGGGATATTACAATCCCAGAAGGCAGTGAATGGACAATTCTTGGTGGTGGTAGCAGTGGTGGTGAAGTTGCATTACAGTTTAAGCAGAAAATGTCATACCTAGAAAGCAAATTATTAAAGATGGACTCAATTATCAAACAAATGAACAATCAATTAAGAGGGCAATAAAATGGCAAGTTTAAATTTATCAGGCAATAATAACAACTACTACAGAATTGAAGCGGGAGACAAACAAGGAACGTGGGCATTAACCCTACCTTCTCAAAATGACACACTAGCAACACTAGCAGATGTATTTCAGCTAGGTTCTCCGTGGAAATTTAGAGGTACTGCGGATATTACAAGTGTTATACCATTAGATGATGAAAATAATCCTCCAGTGTCTGGTGATGCTTTTGTCAACGTAGTAGAAGGCAAACCAAACGCAGTTTGGGTGGGTTTAGACAGAAATAAAGTTATTCCAGTAGATGCTTTAATTGTATTGGATGAAAGTGGTAATTGGCATGAGCTATCATCATCTGAAATTGACCCTATATTCCAAGCTAGTCCAGCATCTGGCATTAATTATGATGATATATCTAAATGGAATGAAGCTTGGACTTGGCAAGACCATAACAC